TCCTCCAGTTCTCTCGCAATATTCGGAAGCTCGGTTCGAGAATCGAGAACAATTCCGTCGCGCTGACAAAGCGCGTTGCGAAGCGGGCATTGGTCTCTCTGGTGGAAGGAACTCCCGTTGACGAAGGCGACGCCCGTTCCAACTGGCGTGTCTCCTTGGGCAATCCGAGCCGATCCGTCATCCCTGCATATTCTCCGGGTAAGAAGCTCGGCATTGGTGAACGGCAGAACGCACGAGCCGCGATCCAGCAGGGCTTCGCTACGATCAATCAACTTCGTGTGGGGGCGAAGCGCGGGACCGGCCAAGCTGGTTCCGCGCTCTTTATCACAAACGCAATCCCGTATCTGGGTCGTCTTCGCGACGGCTATTCATCTCAGCAGCCGAACGATTGGGTTCAGGTGGCATTGATGGAAGCCCAAGCTGAGATCGCTCAGACTCGGTTGCTCGATCGAACGGTGAGTGACGAATAATGGCGACAGAAACCATTGACATCATCGTAAGGGAAAACGGGGCTCGGGTTGTTAAGCGCAACCTCGAGGAGATTGGTGCTGTCGCTGAACGATCGGTTCGCGGCCTCCGTCTCCTCCAGAATGCTCTGTTCGTCCTCGGTGGTGCTGGCCTTCTGTCTGGCCTGACCCGTATGTTGGATACGCTCACCAACTTCGAAAACCGATTAACTCTGGTCACCAAGAGCACCGCTGAGTTGAACGCTGTTCAAGACGAACTGTTCAACATCGCGACTCGCACTCGTTCGAGCTTTGAGAGCACGGCCGAAGTCTATACTCGTGTCGCTCTTGCTGTTCGACAGATAGGGCTGTCCCAGCGAGATACACTGAACTTCACTGAGAGCCTGAACCAAGCGACGATCCTGTCTGGTGCATCTGCACGAGAAGCTGCAGCCGCGCTCATTCAGTTGTCCCAGGGTCTGGCCGCTGGTCGACTGAATGGTGACGAACTCCGTTCTGTTCTGGAACAGCTTCCGTTCGTCGCTGACATCATCGCCGAGGAACTCGGGGTCACTCGTGGTGAACTCCGCAAGCTCGGTGCCGACGGTAAGATCACGACTCAGGTCCTGATCGATGCTTTCCGCAACGCTCGTGAAGAGATCGCTGAAAAGTTTGCCAAGACTGTGCCGACCATCGGCCAGTCTTTCGAAGTCTTCCGCACTCAGCTGCTTCGTGTTCTTGACAGTCTGGATGATACGACTGGAGCCAGCGCCGCTGTCGCTCGGGCAATCATCGCAGTTGCGAACTCCCTTGATGTTCTCGTTGCCTCGGTCATCGTTGCTGGTCTGGCCTTCGCTGGCTGGAAGCTCGGTGGTATGATCTCGACGTTGCTCGCATGGGCCTCGGCCAATCGACAGATTGCTGCTGCCGTCGCGGCTGGGAACGCTACGATGCTGACGGCTGTCGGGATCGAACAGGCCAAGGCTGCTTCATCGCTACAGGCCGCTCAAGCCCAAAGTGCTGAGACGGCTTCCACTCTGGCCGCGATCCAGGCTGATATCGCACAGCTGAATATCCAGCGCTCGCTTCTCCTTCAGCAGCAAGCGTCGATTACGATTGACAATCAGCGTCGTATTGCTCGTGATGCACTGACAGGTCGCTTCATCGCATACAATGCAGCGGTCGCCCAGAACATCAGGACGAACATCGCTCTCCAGCGGACGGAAACGGCGCTGCTGGCGACCAAGGGTCAGCTGACCAGTGCCGTCGCCGCTCAGACGGCTGCTACGAACGCTCTGAGCGCCGCTCAGACCCGCGCCACAGCGGCCAATGCAGCGGCCTCCGGCATTGTGGCGCGTCTGAGCACCATGTTCCCCGGTCTCGCAGCCATCGTCCGTGGCGTCTCTGCCGCGTTCATGGGTCTGTGGGCGGTTATCGTTGCGAACCCGATCGGTGCGATCATCGCTCTTATCGTGGCAGCGGTTGCGGCTCTGGTGTTATTCTCCGACAAGATCAGTGTGAGCAGCGACGGCCTCGTCACTCTCAGGAACGTCGGTATCGCCACGTTCCAGCTTATCATGGAAGCCATCGCTCCCGTTGGGCAGTTCCTGATTGACACCTTCCAGCCAGCATTTGACTGGATCGGGAAGGCTTGGGACCGGCTGGTCCAGAAGGTCCAGCAAGCGATGGAGTTCATTCTCGGGATCATCAAGGCTTACATCAATTTCCAGATCGGCCTCTGGGATGGCTTGATCAGCAGCATCATTCGTGCATGGGATCTTTTCCCGGCTGCATTCGGTGATGTTCTGATCATGGCTTACAATTCGATGATCCAGTTCGTTGAGGACTCGGTCAACGGCTTCATTGACGGATTCCTCTCGCTGCCTCGCCGCGCTCAGGAAGTCTTTGAATCTGTGGCGAACTTCGGTCGTCAGGCTCTTGACTATATTGTGAATGCCTTCCGCGCTCTTCCTAGTGCGATCGCTGCTCTGGCTGATCAGGCTGCAACGTTCCTGAAGAACAATTTCGTTGAAGCGATCAACTACATCATCGGTCTGCTGAACAATCTTCCCGGTATCGCGATCGATACGTTCGGTGAGATTGGAACAGCAGTCCAGGATGCGTTCACGCTCCCTGAGCCGCCGAACTTCAACGACTACGTGACCAGCGGAGGCCGACTCGATCTGTCATCCCTGAAGCGTGAGACGAGTGGCGCTGCTCAGGAAGTGGCAACTATCTTCAGCGAGGAATTCACTCGCTCGATAAATACGGACTATATCGGCAACGCCTGGAACGCGATCATTGAGCGGGCGCGTCAGGTCTCGGCCGATCGCATCGCTGCTGAATCCGCTGATCTCAATGCTCCTGGAACTCCTGGGACGACCCCTCCTGGATCGGCCACTGGTGGCGCTGGCGGGAACCAGAAGACCTTCGAGCAGCTTGTCGCAGAACTCGCTCGCGAGAATGAACTCCTGAAGGTGAACGCTGCTGAGCGTGAGAAGCTCCAGGCGATCATCCAGATGGAAGAACAGTTGAAGCGCAGTCTCACTGAGGCTGAGCGAGCACTGGTCATGGAGCTCCTCAACGAGAATGAAGTTCTCAATAAGGCTGCGGAAATCTACGAGTCCGTTCGTGGTCCTGCCTATGAATATCAGCTGACCCTGGAAGCCCTGAACAGGCTGCTTCAGGAAGGGCGGATCAATCAGCAGGAGTTCACGAACGAAGTCATCAAGGCTCGTATCGAGTTCCTGAATTCGCAGACTGACATGGCGTCCGGCATGGAACGCGGTTTCCTGAAGATCCTTCAGAAGACCGGCGATTATGCCACGCAGATTGAAAACATCATCACGACGGCCTTTGATGGAATGTCTCAGGCTATCGCTGATCTTGTGGTCGATGGTGAGGCTGACTTCGGCTCGCTCATCCGCAGCATCAACAAGATGATCGTCCAGTTGGTCGTCTCTCAGGCGTTCCAGCAACTCTTCGGCGGGACTGGCGTCGCTGGCGGTCAGGCCAGCGGGAACATCTTCAGCTCCCTCTTCTCTGGGCTCAAGGGTCTGTTTGGGTTCCAGAACGGCGGGTCGTTCATGGTCAATGCGAACAACGGCATTGCTCCTCTGCCGAATGGTGGGAACGATAATCGTCTGGTCGCCTTCCGAGCCCAAGATGGAGAGCAAGTGACTGTCACGCCTCGCGGTCAATCCCCGGCTGGTGGGAGCAATCAGCAAGTGATCGTGAACTTCAATATCACCACTCCCGATGTGGCTGGTTTCCGTGCAAGTGAGTCTCAGCTCGCTGCCAAGGCCGCTCGGATGATTGGTCGCGGGCAGAGGAATATGTGATGGCTTTCCACGAGGTTCAATTCCCGACCGGAATCTCCAAGGGCTCCAGCGGCGGTCCTCGACGGATGACGGACGTTGTCACGCTCCGTTCTGGCTTTGAACAGCGGAACGCGATCTGGCAGCATTCTCGTCGCAGCTACAATGCCGGACTCGGTCTCCAGGATATCCGTGATCTGTATGAAGCCCTCGAGTTCTTTGAAGCTCGGCGTGGGAAGCTGCACGGCTTTCGATGGAAGGATTGGGCGGACTACAAGTCCAAGGATCCCATCACTGCGACTTCGGCAACGGACATCACGATCGGTGTCGGTGACGCAAACGAAACTAGCTTCCAACTCGTGAAGACTTACTCTGATGGAGCGGGCTCTTACACTCGACCGATCAAGAAGCCTGTCGCTGGCACGGTGAAGGTCGCTCTCAACGGCGTTGTTCAAACCTCCGGCTGGACCGTCGACACCACGACTGGGATCATCACCTTCTCCTCCGCTCCTGGCGCAACCGTCTCGGTGACGGCTGGCTTTGAGTTCGATGTCCCCGTCCGGTTCGATCAGGACCAGATCATGGTGAATGTCGAGCAGTTCAACGCTGGTGCTGTCCCCGACATTGATATCCTGGAGATCCGGCTATGAAGGCTCTCCCAGCTGGACTTCAGACTTTCCTTGACGGCGGTGAAACCACGATGGTTCACTGCTGGAAGGTCACTCGCACTGATGGGGTGATCCAGGGCTTCACCGAGCACGACGAGAACCTCACCTTCGGTAGCGTCACTTATCTCGCGGCCAGCGGCTTCACTGCGTCCCAGATCGAATCCTCCCTTGGGCTGGCGGTTGACAACCTCAATGCGGAGGGCGCTCTCAGTGACGACACGATCAATGAAGATGATCTTGCTGCTGGCCGCTATGATGATGCCCTTGTCGAACTGTTCTGGGTGAACTTCGACGATCTCTCCCAACGGGTCATGCTCAGCAAGGGCAACATCGGTCAGATCAAACGTGGTGAGTTCGCATTCAGCGCCGAGCTCCGCTCGCAGACCAATCGTCTTCAACAGCGGACTGGTCGAAGCTATCAGCGCTCCTGTGACGCAATCTTGGGCGATGGGCGTTGCAAGAAAGATCTTTCCAGCTATACTGATGATGCAACGGTCGCTTCCGTTCAGCAAAATCAAACCATTGTGTTCACTGGCTTGGCGAACAGCGGGCAGAATGGGTTCTATAAGAGTGGTCTGCTTGAGTGGCTCACAGGCAATAATGCCGGTCTGAAGTTCGAGATCAAAGCGCAATCCTCGACCACTGTGGTCTTGTGGGAGCGCCCTCCCTTCCAGATCGGTGTTGGTGATACTGCCCGTCTCATCGCGGGTTGCAATAAGTCGATCGGCATTTGTGCCAATAAGTTCGACAACGTCGTGAACTTCCAGGGGTTCAATCTCATTCCTGGCTCAGATTATCTCACTCGCTACGCGACGCGTGATGGGTCTCAGAACGGACAGAGTATATTTAATGACTAAGAGGCAGCAGATAGTCGCTATCACCCGATCCTGGATCGGGACCCCGTATCACCATCAGGAAAGCCTGAAGGGTGAGGGCTGCGACTGCCTCGGTCTGCTTCGCGGTGTCTGGCGTGAATTCTACGGGGATGACAATCCTGAGCCGATGCCGAACTACTCTCCGTCTTGGGGCGATCACCGAGTGGATGATCCCCTGATGGAAGTCGCCAAGAAGTATTTCACTCAGGTCGATCAGCCCAAGGAGGGTGACCTCCTGCTCTTCAGGATGCGTCGCGGAATGGCTGTCAAGCATTGCGCTATCGTGTCCGGACCTGGACTGATGATCCACGCCTACACCAATCACCAAGTCCGTGAGGATGAGTTCAGTGAGTGGTGGGAGAAGAAGCTGACCGGCGTCTTCAAGTTCAGGGGAGTTCGCTAATGGCTACTCTCCTTCTCACTGCTGCTGTCGGCTCTCTTGGGCTCTCTGGCTTTGGCCTGTTCGCCGCGACTCTTGCTGCGACTGCTGTCGGCACTTTCATTGACAATCGCCTGTTCGGCGTGAGCCAGAACACTCAGCAAGAAGGACCACGTCTCACTGAACTTCAGGTTTCGACCTCGTCTGAAGGTCAACCAATCAAGAGGCTTTATGGTCGTGCCCGTATCGGCGGAAACCTGATCTGGACGACGAACTTCCGTGAGGAGAAAACTGTCAGCAAAGAGAAGGTCGGTGGCAAGGGCGTCGGAGGCAGTCAGACCGTCACGACCACGACTTACACCTATTACATCAATCTCGCCTTTGCGTTCACCGAAGGAAACTCTCGCTGCCGGATCGGTCGTATCTGGATTGACAATGAGCTCTTCGACACGAATGGCACGGTCTACCGCTTCTATCCTGGAAGCCAGACCCAAGGGCGTGATCCCAAGATCAGGGCAGTTGAGGGTGACAACAAGACCCCGGCCTTCCGAGGGATTGCCTACATCGTGTTCGAGGAACTCGAACTGACGAAGTTCGGCAACCGCATTCCTCAGGTGACTGCTGAAATCATCGTGCCAATCAACGACCCTGACGCCGAGATCATGGAGAACCTGATCGAAGCTGTCAACATGATCCCGGCAACTGGTGAGGTCGCCTACTCCACGACTCCGTCCATCAAGCATGATGGTTTCGGCAACGCCATTGCTGAGAACATTCACTTGAAGGCAGACGAGACTGACC